CAGATGGAAGACGACGAGCTGCAGGGCATTGTCGGCAAGGAGATCGAGGACGCGATTGATTACATCGACAACTGGATCTCGCCTGTACGCGCCACTGCGACGCAATACTACCGAGGCGAGCCGTTTGGCGATGAGGAGGACGGCCGCAGTCAAGTTGTTAGCATGGACGTGCGCGACACTGTGCAGGCGATTATGCCGTCACTGATGCGCATTTTCCACAGCACTGAGCGTACAGTTGAATACGTTCCACAAGGCCCAGAGGACATTGAGGCCGCGAAGCAGGCGACAGACTACGCCAACTTTATCATTAATCGCGACAACAACGGTTTCCTGCACATGCACGCCGCATTTAAGGATGCGCTGATCCGCAAGGCTGGCGTGATTAAGTGCTACTGGGATGATCAGACAAGGCTTGAAACGCATGACTTGACCGGATTAGACGATACCGCTCTAGCGGCACTGATGGCCGACCCTGACGCGCAAGTTGACATCGTCGCATCCGAGATGGTTGGCGAACCCCAGATTGACCCGATGACCGGCCAAATTGTACCGCCTCCTTCCGTGCACGCCGTGCGTATGACTTACGTGCACCCAGACGGACGCGTTAAGCTAGAGGCCGTGCCGCCGGAAGAGTTTCTAATTTCACGCGAGGCAAAGTCACTTGAGGACAGCGACTACGTTGCACACCGACGCGTCGTGACCGTGTCTGAGCTCGTGGCAATGGGCTACGACTATGATGAGGTGTCTTCCCTCGCGTCCGCGTATGACGAGATGGAGATGAACGTCGAGCGCTACACACGCAACAAGGCGTTGACCAACGAAATGAACGAGCGCTACGATCCGGCGATGAAAAAGGTGCTCTACGTCGAAAACTACATCAAAGTGGATTACGACGGAGACGGTATCGCGGAACTACGCAAAGTGTGCACCGCCGGTGACGGAAATACTATTCTGGCGAATGAGCCATGCGCGATGGTGCCGTTTGCGGTATTCTGCCCAGACCCCGAGGCACACGACTTCTTTGGCATGTCAATCGCAGATACTGTGATGGACATTCAGCGCATTAAATCTGTTGTAATGCGTAATACTTTAGACAGCTTGTCTATGTCCATTCACCCACGTATCGCCGTGACTGAGGGCATGGTTAACCTTGAGGACGTCATGAACACCGAGGTTGGCGCGATTATCCGCCAGCGTTCCGCCGGTCAGGTGCAGCCGCTGACAATGCCATTCGTTGGACAGCAGGCGTTTCCTGTTTTGCAGTACATGGACGAGATCAAAGAGGCCCGCACAGGCATTTCAAAGGCGTCTGCGGGCTTGGATGCAGGTGCGTTGCAATCATCTACCGCGGCAGCCGTTCAGGCGACTGTGAGCGCCGCACAGCAGCACATTGAGCTGATTGCGCGTATCTTTGCGGAAACCGGAATGAAGCAGCTTTACAAGATTGTGCTAAACTTAATCACGACGCATCAAGATCGCGCGCGTATGGTTCGCCTGACAAACGAGTTTGTGCCGATTGATCCGCGCGTATGGAATGCCGAGATGGATGTGGCAATCAACGTTGCACTTGGCCGTGGCTCTGACACTGAGCGCATGATGATGATGCGTCAACTTGCGGACATGCAGAAAGAGGCCATCATGCAGATGGGGCCAGTCAATCCACTGACAGATATGAGTAAGTTAGCCAACACACTGAAGTCGATGACAGAGCTTGCGGGCTTTAAGGACGCATCGCAATTCTGGTCAGACCCTGCGCAGTTCCAAGCGCCTCCGCAGGAAGATAAGCCGGACATCAACGAACAACTGATTGCAGTGCAGATCCAGCAGATCCAAGCTGACATTCAGAAGAAGGCAGCAGAGTTGCAACTTGGCCGCGAGAAAATGATCATGGAAGACGATCGTAAGCGCGACGAGTTGGATGCGGAGCTGTTCGTGAAAGCGGAGGAAATGAAGGCCAAATATGGCACGCAGCTTAACGTGGAGCAGATCCGCTCTGAGTTGGCAATAAATCGGGAGGTGATGAAGGCGCAAGCTGAAATCATAAAAAGTGGAGTAGATGGTGAAGAGTAAGCAGCAACTTATAGATGACGGTCAGGAGGCTGGCCGTCTTTTACGTGACACCGATCTCATGCGTTTTTTGGATGAGACGGAGCAGGATTGCTGGGAGGAGTTCAAAGCAACGAACACCGGCGATAGAGATGTCCGCGAGGATATCTACATGAAACTGCGCGGTGTACAGGCGTTTCGCCAGAAGCTGCGTGCAATGGAAGATAATGCGACTATTGAAAAAAAACAAAAATAGCCGCATAATATGGAGCTATAGCAATGTCAGAAGCCAACAACCCATTAGGGACTGATCTGAACACAGCACAAAATGCCATCAGAGACATGATCGCGCCCCAAGAGGATAACGTGACAGACACTGAGGCGCTTGAGGCTGAAGCCGTTGAGGCGGAAGCCGAAATGCCAGAGGACGCTGAGGAATACTCTCAAGAGTACGAAGCAGAGCCCGAAGGCGATTTCGAGTACGAAGACGAAGCCGACGAGCAAGGCGACGCATCTTTTGACATACTGGCGGCCACGGTCGAAGTAGATGGAGAAGAGATTACCGTCGAGGAGCTAAAACGCGGAAATCTAAGACATCGGGATTATACACGCAAAACTCAAGAGCTGGCGGAGGCACGTCGTGAGATGGCCACACAAGCTGAAGAGATAGAGCGTGAACGTGCTCAATACGCTCAGATGTTACCTGCACTGCAGGAGCGTTTGCAGCAACCGGTTGAACAGGAGCCCGACTGGGACACTCTGTATGATACAGACCCCACGATGGCAGCGAAGGCAGAACGCCAGTGGCGAAAGCAGCAAGAGGAGCGCGCAGCGCAACTTGATGCAGTCCAAGCTGAGCGTCAGCGTATGGCTCAATTAGAGCAGCAACGCGTGGAGCAAATGCAGTCTCAATACTTTGAGCAGCAGCGCCAAATCCTGCCTGAGATCATTCCAGAATGGCGTGACACATCTGTCGCGTCTAAAGAGGCCAAGGACATTCGCTCATTCCTCCTGACAGAGGGTTTCACAGAGCAAGATGTCAACGGTCTAACGAATGCGACGCTTGTGAAGCTAGCGAGGAAAGCAATGCTGTACGATAAGGGTCAGACACGCGCAACGGAGGCTAAGCAAAAGCCGAAGACGCAGAAGCCCAGAAAGACGCTAAAAGCTGGATCTCGTGGTTCGCAGCCTAAACCTAGAAGTGAGCAACAACAAGCGCTACAGCGCGCACGTCAAACCGGTCGCGTCAATGATGCCGCGGCTGCAATTAAATCGTTACTCTAGGAGGCCATTATGGCAATCGTAGCAAATACATTCACATCGCACAGCGGTGTTGGTATCCGCGAAAGTCTTGCAGACGTAATCGCGAACATTTCACCTGAAGAGGTTCCATTTCAGTCCAATGTTGGATCTGAAAACGCAAACAACACTTACTTCGAGTGGCAGACTGACAGCTTGGCTTCAACAAGCACAACTGCAGTTATCGATGGTGACGACGTGTCATCATTTGACAGCACAGCGGCAACAAGCCGTGTAGGAAACTACACACACATTCGCCGTCGCACCACAATCGTTGCTGACAACTACTCAGCGCTAGACACAGCAGGCCGCAACGACGAACTTGCGTACCAGCTAGCTAAGCGCGGTAAAGAGTTGAAGCGCGACATCGAGGCAGTTTTGACTGCGAACAACGCGCAAGTTGCTGGTAACTCTTCAACAGCTCGTGAGACAGGCGGCTTGGGCGCATGGATCGCGTCTAACGAGAATGTCGGCACAGGCGGCGGTCTAACAACTGGCGACGGTACAACTGCACGTACAGACGGTACTCAGCGTGACTTCACTGAGACAATGCTAAAAGACGCAATGCAGCAGGCATTCGTTTCTGGCGGTCAGCCAAGCATCTTGATGGTAGGCCCACACAACAAGACTGTTGTGTCAGGTTTCGCAGGTATCGCGGCACAGCGTTACCAAGCGCCATCAGACGCGCCAACAACAATCATCGGTGCGGCTGACGTCTATTTGTCCGACTTCGGCACATTGAACGTTGTTGCTAACCGCTTCTCACGTGAGCGTGACGCATGGTTGCTAGACCCAGAGTACGCATCTGTATGCTACCTACGTCCAATCCAGCAAGTTGAGCTTGCGAAGACTGGTGACGCTGAGAAGCGCATGGTCATCGCAGAGTTCGGTTTGAAAGTCTTGAACGAAGCTGCGCACGCAGTTGTTGCAGACTTGAACGTATCATAAGACTGACGGGGCGGCTTCGGTCGCCCCTTTCAATTTTGGGGGACTTTATGGGGCAGAAGAGATTATTCGGACGAGATCCACTCACCGGCATAACGCAGTATTGGCACGTTAAGGATAATGGGGAGTACGTGATTGAGACACAGCAGGATGTGTCTGCGATCGCCGAAGCGAACAAGCGCCAGTACAACGATACACCCGACCGGCATGGTGATGTCAACAAGGTGGCGTCTATTCCATTAAACGTGTATTATGATCTTAAACGTCGGGGGATTGCAGATGATCCAGTGGCGTTCAAGAAGTGGTTGAATGACCGCGACAACCAAGTATTCAGAACTCGCGCGGGTAGATTGTAGCGCCTAACCGTGTTAAAAAAGGCCAATCTTTAGGAGATCAACATGGCAATTACAACTTACGCAGAATTGCAGACAGCAATCGGAGATTGGCTAAACCGTGCTGATCTTGATCAGAAAATCCCAGACTTTATTCGCTTAGCGGAAAGCACGTTGAACGACGTGTTTCGTAGCGCAGACATGGTGTCATCAGCAACACAGGCGATCACATCTGGTCGCGCGGCACTTCCAGCGGATGCGTTAGAAATTGCGTATGTGCAAGTAGCATCCACCGAAGATGAGCCGTTAGAGCAAATTACACCGCAGCAGCTTACAATGTTGCGTCGCACCCGCACACGCGATGCGGCTAACCCGCGCTTCTTTGCGGTCATTGGTCGTGAGTTAGTTGTCACGCCGTCACCGTCAGGTTCAGTTTCATTGGACATTGATTATTATCAGCGCATCCCAGCGCTTACGGACAGTAACACAACAAATTGGTTACTAGACGACGCGCCGCATGTGTACTTGTACACTTCACTGCTACACGCGACACCGTTCTTGATGGATGACGCGCGTTACGCAGTATTCAACAACACAGTTTCTCAGCAAGTTATGGCTGCCGTTAAATCGCAACAGACGCTATCGTTTGACGACGTTAAGTCGGCAGGCTTTTCGCTTTCTGCGCCATCTGACATTGCGTCTGCGCAGCAGTCTGCATTGGCGGCGGTGAGCAACGCAGCAAACAACGCATAAGGTGACACATGCCATCGACATACGCGGAACTCAAAGACCAAGTCGCTAACTTTATCAACAAGCCTGACATTGAGCAGACGATTGATACGTTTATTGACTTGGCGGAGGCAGACATTAAGCGCAAGGTTCGCCATTGGAAAATGGAGAAACGCGCCACTGTTGAGCTAGACGATCAGTATTCGCGTGTGCCGACTGATTGGTTGGAGAGTATTCGTTTTTATCTGACAAGCACGCCGACATCGGAAGTGCAGCTCATATCGCGCCGCGAAATGTTTGACCGTCGTGAGGGTCGGTCGAACACTACTGGGCGTCCTGAGTTTTACGTTATGAGCGACGGTGCGTTTGAAATTTACCCAACGCCAGACGCAAGCTACACAGCGGAGCTGCTTTATTATGCTCAGAACGACGCGCTTAGCTCGGTCAATACGACGAACTGGCTACTGACAGATTACCCAGACGTTTACCTTTATGGAACGCTCGCTCACACCGCGCCTTTCTTGGGTGAGGATGCTCGTTTGCCGGTCTGGGCGCAGCTATATCAATCAGCGCTGGATGGTGTTAATATGGCATCGGAAAAGAGTAGGTACAGTGGCAGCGGCCTGCGTATGAATATTAGGAGTTACTAATGAGCTTTACAGACTACTTAGAGGACAAAATCCTCGATCACGTATTTGGCGGCACGGCATACACTGCGCCATCAACACTTTACGTTGGGCTGCACACATCTGCGTCCAGCGACAGCGCGGCGGGTACGGAAGTATCTGGCGGGTCATACGCACGTCAAACGGCTGCGTTTACTGTGTCAGGCACTAGCCCGACGGAGGCGACGACAGGTTCTGCGATTGAGTTTCCTGCGGCGACAGCTTCATGGGGAACGGTAACATACGCTGGGATTTACGACGCGTCTACGGGTGGCAACTTGCTTGCTTATGCGGAGCTAACCGATCCATCAGACTTTTCCACGGCGCTTCCTAAGGCGATTGACACTGGCGACATTTTCCGCATTTCCGCAGGCAATCTTAAAATTCGATTGGACTAAGACATGGCTACTATTGTTACCCGTTCTGGTAAGGGTTCACCGCTCACGCATGCAGAGGTGGACAGCAACTTCACGAACTTAAATACCGACAAGCTGGAGACTGCTGGCGGCTCCATGACGGGTAACCTGTCCTTTGGCGACAACGACAAAGCCATCTTCGGTGCTGGGTCTGATTTGCAGATTTACCATGATGGGTCTAATAGTATTATTGAAGATGCTGGCGTAGGTTATTTGAACA